CCTTCGCCACCGATCCGGGCGTGCCAGCGCTGATCAAAATCCCGTTTTCCAACGAATCCATCGGCCGCACCATTGCACTGGAAAGCAACGACCACATCACCGGAAACCGTAACGCCAGCGCCCCGGTGCGCGGTAATACCGATGTGGCCGGCAGCATCAGCTTTAACCTGGGGCCGTTCCCTGGTGAACTGCTGCTGGGGGCTTTAGGTGATGTTGATACAACCGGCGCTGGTCCGTATGTCCACACCATTACGGTGGGGGATGATCTGCCCAGCTTCACGCTTGAAAAAGGCTTCTCAGACATTAGTCAGTTCTTTAAGTACAACGGCTGTAAGGTAGGACGCTTCCAGCTTACCGCTACCCCTTCCGGTTTCCAAAAGGCCAGCATCGACATCATGGGGGCTAAGGAAACCGCCAGCGGCACCAGCTTTGATGCCACACTGACCGACCTGGGCGACTACCCGTTCGATGGCTTCCTGCTGTCCAGCGTGCTGGAAGGTGGCGGTGCCATTACCGGCATCACCGAGATCACTCTTTCCATCGACAACGAACTGGATGGCGAAACCTTCACCCTTGGCAGCCAGGGCACCCGTGGCAGCATCAACGAAGGCAAGGCCCGAGTGTCTGGAACCGTCAAGGGCTTTTTCGAGAACCTCACCCTCTACAACAAGGCAGTGAACCAGACTGAAAGCAGCCTGTTCCTGGCCTACCAGCGTGGCACCGGTGCAGGATCGGCAGGCAACGAGTACCTTTCGTTTGAGGTGCCGGAGCTGGTCTACAGCGTAAAGACACCGGCGGTTTCCGGCCCCAACGGCATTTACTACGAGCTTGATTTCCAGGGCTACTACGGAAACGACGTTGATGCCAGCGCCCTGATTGTAACCCTGAAGAACACCCAGACTGCACTGTAAGGAGTGACGATGTACACCTACGAGATCAACGGCAAGAAGTACCTCCAGAAAAAGCTGGTATTGGGCCAGATCGGCCCGCTGGCACAGCTGCTCTCCGGTGTGCGTTTCATGGCAACCGATCCCCTGGGGCTGATGGCAGCCCTGGGGGAGTCGCTGCCCGAGGCCCTGGCCATCGTGCTGGTACCCGAAGGTGTTCATCCTGCCGACAAAGACATGGCCGCCGTGCGCCGTGATCTGTACGAGGCCGATATCGAGGCGGTAGCCCTGCAGGTAATTGAGGATTTTTTCGTCTGCAACCCGCTGCCTTCACTGTTGGAGAGGGTGACGGGGATCATCGCAAAAGTTCAGGGCAGCACGATTGGGTAGAGCAGCTGGCCTGCATCCTGGCCGATGGGGATATAACCAAACGCCGGGAGATCATCTGGNGCTGCACGCCGGATGAGTGCAAGCCNTACCTTGANGCCCGCCANCGTCAACGGCTGTTCAGAGAGGCGGTAATAGCCTTCCTGGGTGCCGATGGCGGCAGCAACCTTACCGAAGACCAGCAGCGCTACTGCTCGGCCTGTAAGCAGGCCGGGCTTGATAACTGCGAAAACTGCAACCCCGCAGAGATCGGACGGATAGATGGCTGACAACAAGATGCAGATAGTCATCACCGCGCTGGACGAAACCCAACGGGCCTTTGCCAACCTGCAGGGTGCGCTGAAGCAGGTGCAGGGTGATCTGGGCGGTATCAACAAGGGGTCTGCCAGTGCCACCACATCCGTTCGCGGCCTTGGCAGCGCCTTCGGTTCGATGCAAGGCGTTATCGCCACGCTTGGCCTGGGTGGCATCATTCAACAGCTGCACCAGACCGGCATGGCAGCTGAGAAACTTCGTAACTCTTTTGAGGTGGCCACTGGCGGTGCTACCAACGGGGCCAATGCGCTTGCTTTTGTGCGTGGCGAAGCAAACCGGCTGGGGCTTGATCTTGAGTCAACCGCAGGTGCCTTCTTGAAGCTTTCGGCATCGGCCAAGGGCACCAGCCTAGAAGGACAAAAAGCCCAGCAGATATTTACTTCTGTAGCCACTGCCGGTCGGGCGCTTGGTCTTTCTGCCGATGAGATGAGCGGGGCCTTGACTGCCGTCAGTCAGATGATCAGCAAAGGTACCGTGCAGAGCGAGGAGCTGCGCGGCCAGCTGGGCGAGCGCCTACCAGGTGCCTTCCAGATCGCCGCCCGCGCCATGGGGGTTTCAACCTCTGAGTTAGGTAAAATGCTGGAACAGGGGCAGGTCATATCTGATGAGTTTCTGCCTAAGTTTGCCGCAGAGCTGCAAAAGACCTTTCCGGCAGGAGAAAAGGCGGTATCAGGACTTACCGCCGAAACCAGCCGCCTAAAAACGGCCTGGTTTGAACTGAAAGAAACCGTGATGGCCACCGGCGGAGAAACGGTATTTACCGCTGCGCTGCGCCTGCTCAAAAGAGACCTTGAATCAGTCAAGGGCCTGTTTACCTCAATCAACGATCTGTATCAGCTGATCCGACACCCGCTTACCGCCCAGCCTTCGAAATCAAAGCCGGTGCCGATGAACAGCTTTGATGCCGCTGTAATGGGCATTGGTCAGCCTATGTCCCCTGGTGGTGACAGCGATTGGCGGTTCCGTGCCGGCCAGCCCACACCGCAGATCGCGCCAACCATCGCGGCCACCTCCACCATCGTCAAAAATAACTCTTTACTCACTGATGATCAGCGCAAGGAGATAAAGCGGATCGGCACCGCTGCCGACAAGCAGCTGTCTAAGGCCGAAAAGTCGAACACAGCCCTTGCAGAGCTGTGGGGGGCCGAGATTGGAGCCACTGGATCAGCTGCATCGTTCCGCTTTGGCTCGCTTGATCGCCTATCTCCTGCCATGGGCGGCCCCAGCCTGCTGGGCGGTCAGCCTGAGTTTTACGGCACATCCCGCACCCCCGAAGATATTCGCAATGACCTGGCCGCGCGAGAGAGCGCCATCAGCCTGCAATCGGCCCGCATTGCCGAGCAGGAGGCCGCCGGCGCCATAACCGCCACCGAGGCCATGCGCCTGCAGGTTGAGCTGCTACGCGAAAAGGGCACCATCATGGAGGAGCAGCTGTCCGCCATGCCCAAGAGCAGCAGCGAAGAGATCAGCGCCTACAACGGACAGGCCGAGGCCATTGCCAACCTGAATACCCAGCTGAACGAGATGCAGAAAACCCTGCGCATGCGTGACGGCTGGGAAGGCTTGAAGCAGGGGCTGCAGGATTACGCCGACAGCGCCACCAACCTGGGCGCGCAGATAAAAGACGCCATGACCGGCGCACTGAGCGGCCTTGAGACCACGCTGACCAACTTTGTGCAGACCGGCAAGATGAGTTTTAAGGATCTGGCGAACAGCATCATCGAGGATCTGATCCGCATCGCTATCCGCGCCAGCATTACCGGGCCTTTGGCTCAAGCTATGGGCGGCATGATGGGCGGCATGTTTACCACGCAGGCCATGGGCGGAGTGTGGCAGGGCGGTGTGCAAAAGTTCGCCACCGGCGGCCTGGTGGTGCGCCCCACTTTTTTCGGCACCAGCAGCGGTATGGGCGTGATGGGTGAGGCTGGCCCAGAGGCGATCATGCCGCTGGCCCGTACCGGTAGCGGCCACCTGGGTGTGCGCACTGCAGGCGGCGGACAGCAGCAGGTGAATGTGGCGGTAAACGTGATCAACCAGACCGGCCAGCCGGTAAGCGCCAAAACCGGCGGCATGCAGTTTGATGGCAAGCAGTTTGTGATCAGCACCATCCTTGAAAACGTACAGAATAATGGCCCGCTGCGCGGGCTGATGGCCGGCGGAGGGGCCTACTGATGGCAACCTGGCCCACTCTATCAAAACAGCCGGTTTATCCACTGGAGGAGACCGCGCCCGATGCGCTGATCAAGTCAGAGTCTGAGGCCGGTTATGTTACCACCCGGCCACGCTTCACCCGCGCCNGNCGCACCTTTAAGCTCACCTATCGCGGCCTGACTGATGCCGACAAGGCGCTGCTGGATACCTTCTTTTTCACCAGCACCAGCCGTGGCAGCTTGGTTTTTGTTTGGGCTAACCCGATCAACTCGACCAGCTACAACGTGCGGATCAAGCCGATCAGCTGGCGGAGGCCGGTTATGTTACTACCCGGCCCCGCTTCACCCGCGCCAGACGCACCTTCAAGCTCACCTATCGCGGCCTGACTGATGCCGACAAGGCGCTGCTGGATACCTTCTTTTTCACCAGCACCAGCCGCGGCAGCTTGGTTTTTGCCTGGACCAATCCGATCAACGCCATCAGCTACAACGTGCGGATCAAGCCGATCAGCTGG